CGCTTGCCTCGGCCCGCCTTGCGGTTGCTCGCCTTTGTGATGTACCGCCTGTTGCCCGTGAGGCGGAGCTTGCGACCGCTGTTGCCGTACTTGGCGCTCACCAGCTCGGCCCTCAGCTCCTCGTCGGCGGTGATGGCGTCAACGCACGCGTCCCACGCCTCCTCCGCTTGGTCTAGCTCCTGCGCGGTGCCGATGATGAGCGCCACCTGCAGGATGTACAGGAAGAACAGGGTGATGATGGTCGTTACGAGCGTCTTGCCGTTCTGGCGTGCAACGAGGATGAGCACGGTGCGGAACCGCAGCGACCAATCGCCATCGAGGTTGCCCGTGATCTCCAGCGCGTGGATGATGAGCCAACGCTCCCATGGGATGAGGCGGAATCCCATCACCTCGGCGAACTCTATGCACTCGTAGCCGAGGGACGTGTCGGGCGTCAGCTCCCTGAGCGTCGGCGTGTAGATGCGCGGAGCCTCGTGGCCCAGCAGCATCAGACGGCCTTGAGCTGTGCTCGGCTCTTGGCCCGCAGGTCGGCGAGTCGGTTGGGGCGCTCGTCGGTGCCAACCACGACCACGGGAGCGCCGACGATGCTCTCTAGCTCGTGGAGCGCAGCGACGTAGCGCGACGCCATGCTGTTGTACGCCTTGAACACGGGGTTCTCGCGGTAGCCAGCCTGTCCTCCGCCGTTGTCGTACTTGACGATGAGCGGCGTGCGGCCCATGGACTCGCGCGTCTCCTTGAGCTTGCGCGCCATGAACACGACGTTCTCGGCAAGCTCCAAGACCTGCGGGCGAAGCGGCCCGTCGTATTCCTCGATTAGCTGCTCTGCCTCGGTCATGCGCTCACCGCCTTAGCTGATGTATGCGCGGATGGACGCGACGATTGCGCCCGCCGCGTCCTGCTGCGCATCTAGGTACTCGGTAACGTCGTTTGCCGTCTCTGGGAACGAATAGGTGCGCTTCTGCACGCCTGACAGGTCAAGACCTGACAGCTGGACGGAACCGATGCGCTCTGTTGCCTTGCGTGGGTCACCCTTGACGAACGTAAGGACGTATTGATGCCTACGCCCTATCTTTCGGGACGATTCGAATTGCTTTCGCGTCCTGATTGGTAGGCTCCCTGCGGGCGTTACTAGAATCTGGTCGTTGTAGTAGCGTGCGCCCGCGTCCTCCATTGCCCGTATGGTGATGCCCGATAGGTCACGCAGATAGCCCTTGCGGTCGCGGTAGTTGCCGACAACGACGGTGGCGAATCGGTTATCGCGTAGGCGCTCGACTGACTTTGCGATGATGTTGCGGTATGTCACGTCGAACTCGTCATCGTCCATGTTGGATATGTCGGCGGGGTCATCGCTGTATCGCTCTAGGTCACCGTATGGCGGGCAGGTCATGATGTGATCGAAAGTGCGGCCACCAATGAGCGCGTCCATGTTCGCGCTATCACCGCATATCCATTCTGGCGGGTTATCGCCGATTATCTCCGCCGCCTGTATGCGGTTCGCGTCTACTTGTTCTGGCCGTAGCTCGATGCCCGTATACGTCCTGCCGAGCTGATGGGCAACGATGCCGCGGACGCTGCCGCCAGCGAAGGGGTCTAGGATTTCGTCACCTGCCGCCGTATACCACGTGTAGTCCATTTCGCATACGCAGGGGTCAAATACACTCGTGCCACCACCACTGAGGCTAGAACGTTCTGATACATGGAGGAACGAACGCTTGAACTCATCGTGAGATAGCTCCCTGCCTAGCTGCTTTTCCGCTTCGCGCTTTTGCTTGTAATAGTCGGGAACGCTTGCACTTTCGTCACGGATACAAAGACCCACGATTACCCCTTGTCAGTAGACATTCTTTCCTGACCTCTTGATGCCTGGGTTGTCACTAGGCTTGCTGTATGTGAGTTGCCCTCCCCGCCCAACTTCCGAGCGGATGCCAAGACCGAGCCACGCAGCCTTGCGATAAAGCCAATCTCCTGACGTTGCTTGTATGACCGAGAACGGGATGAATCCAAAGAGGTCGGCCAATGCGCTTACCTCTGGTTCGTCGCTCAGTTCGCTGGGTGTGCCGCCGTCCTCATCACCAAAGCCAAAATCAGTCATGTCGATGCCATTGATCCCGTCAAGCTCGGCGGCGAGTACGTCCGCGTCGTAGCCCGTGTTGGTGGTGAGCTTGTTGTGGGCGAGGGTGTATGCGCGGCGGCCCTCATCGTCCAGATGGTCGAGGGCGATTGTGGGGACGCTCTCGATGCCCAGCTCCTTGGCGGCGAGGACGCGGCCATGGCCTTCCACGATCACGGGCTGGCCCTGCTCGTTGTGCCAGATGCCAACGGGGTCATCGAAGCCGAACTGCTCGATGCTCGCGGCTATCTGCTCCACCTGCCAGTCGGGGTGCTCCTTGGCGTTGCCCGCGTATGGCACCAGCTCGTCGGTGGGCACCATATTCACGGCAAGATTAGGCTGCATGCTGCTCCAAAGGTTCGATATCCTAGCGGTTTTGCGCTTGCGATGGCACCACCCCATGCGGGCAACGTGCCATCGGGGGGAAATCGCTGCGGGCGGGCCTTGGCATGGAACGCGCGAGCGCGCCCAAGATTGGAACTCCCCTACCCTCGCAGCCCGCGCCTCCAGTCGCGCGACGGGCTGCCGAGCTGCGATATGCTCGCTCTCTTGCCGCGCCGTCTGTTGCAGCTCTGGTGCGCGGCGCGGATGTTGGCGAGGTCGTACTCGAGCTCGGGGTGGTCGTGGACCGGCACGTAGTGGTCCGCCTCGTAGGCGCGCGGCCCCGTCGAGTAGCCGAGCGAGTAGTCGATGGTGGGGTCCTCGGCCCCCTCGGCCACGCAGATCCAGCACGGCGCGTTGGCCGCGCGGTCGCGCTCGAACGCCTGCCGCTTGACCACGTTCCAGCGGGTGCCCCCCCTGCGCGTGCGGTCCCGTCCCGTCATGGCCGCCGATGCCCCCCCCTATACGCAAATGGCCCCCGGTTCGTCGCCGGGGGCCTGTCTGTTCGCGACCATAGTCATACCACGGGACGGGACGGGACGGGACGCTCATCGGCGCTCAAGTTGCCATGCCGCGCCCCAGCACCGTCCACGTCTGGCCGTTGGCGTCGGCGTACTCCATCGCCGCGCAGGCCATGCGCCGCACGTGGGCCTCGGAGTAGCCCAGCACCTCGCCCGCCTCCACCCACGTCATGAGCGCGAGGTAGTGGAGGTGTATGGCGTCGGCTGGCCAGCCCACGAGCGAGCGGAGCCCGCCGCGCCCGTCGGCGCCGTAGAGCACGCGGCCAGCGGCGTCCACCTGCGCCTCGCACTCGGCGAGCCTGCGACGCAGCATCGCCTCGCGGTCGGTGGCGGAGGCGATGCGCGCGGCCATGCGGTCGTGGTCGGGCGTCGAACTCACGCGCGGGCCGAGGCCGCCGCCGCCCAGCGAGTGCTTGCGCTCGCGCTCGGCGTCGATGAGCCGGCGGCACCTCGCCGCCTCGCGGGCCGCGTCTCGGGCCGCCTCGAACATCTCGCGGGCCGTCTGGTGCATGGGCATCGCCTCCCTCGCCCACATCCTACGTCAGTTCGGAAAGCCGCCGCCGGAACTCCACGGCGGGCCCGATTCTGCCGCTGGCGGCGTCGGCCTCGGAGTACAGGTTGCACGCCACGTGCGTCTCGCCACTGCGGTCCACGTAGCAGCGGACCATCGCGGCGCGCCCGCCGTGGCGGGCCATCACCCACGCGAGGTCCGTCGCCATGAGCCCCAGCTCGCGCTCCGCCTCGTCCCGCTCGTCCCTGGGCATCCCAGTCATCGCCTCGCCCCCCTCGCTCCGTCGCGCCTCCAGATCCTCGCGCACTCCACGGTGACGCCGCACGCGGAGGCCGCGTCGGCTGGCGTCGCGTCGCCCGAGAGCATCAGCGCCACCCACGCCTCTCGCTCGGCGGGCGTCGGCGTGAGGCGCCGGTACGGGAACCGCCCGCGGTCGTGGCTCGCCCGCGCGCGAATCGTGTGGTCGCTGTAGCCGAGGAGGCGGGCTATCTGCTTCGTCGGCATGCCCGCGCGCCACAGCCGCTCCATGAGGTCCAGCTCGTCGTCGGTCATGCGTCCACCTCGATTCCCAGCTCTCGCATGCGGTCGGCTAACGCGCACAATCCACAGGATTCTCCGTTGACTGTGCAACTCATGCCACATCCGGACTTGTCGCGCTCGAAGTGGAACCAGTCTGCCTCGTTCGCGTGACTGATGCAGGAGTACATGTCCCGCACCAGCTCCCGCAGCTTGGCGTTTTCGTTGCACAGCCGGACGTTTTCGGCGATTGCATCGAAAAGGTCCATCTTGTACCTGCCACATTCGTCACAGCCCATTGCGAATGTAGCGACAGTCTCCAAGTGCTCACTGTCCATCAAGTAATCAATCTGGTTTTGTAGCTTGGCGTTCTCGGCGTTCGCCCGCTGCAAATCGTCACGCAGCTCCCAGATGGTGTCGGCCGCGTCCTCCATCAGCCTTGCATCGTCCTCGCCATCCGACCACCTGCCCTGCCTGAGTGTGGCCGCACGCTCCCGCAGCTCGTCGCACTCCGCCGATAGCATGCTCATGCGTCCACCTCCGCATTTGTCGTAGGTCCTACGATGCGGCGCCCGCAGTTGGGGCAGTAGTTGAGCTTGCAACCACTGACCCAAGGGCTTTCGCCGTTGCGATACTCGGGGTTCCACAGCATGCGCGAGTCAATCCATGCGTGACACTCCGAACAGGCGAAATGCGCTTGGCCGTGCTCGTCCATCACCTTCGATGCGTTGCGGCACTCCCCGCGCCCCAGCGTGGTCTTATGCAAAGCGCCGCCGCATTCGGGACAAAAGCTGTCATGGTCGGTGACCTTCCACCCACAGCCGCCGCAGTAGTAGTCGCTGTTCTCGGTTCGCTCCCAGTACTTGCCTTGGCACAGGCCGACGTATCTCCCGACGTTATCCCGCCCCAGCGTGGCGGCGATGGCCTGCTCGGGGGTGAGGTCGCACATGTTCCAGACGTGGTATCCCATCGTTCCGTTTACGTTCTCGTGGTATTCGATGAGCTGGTCACCGAGCCTTGCCATCGTTGCGGTCTGCGGCTCTGGGTCGGTCTGGTTCCACCACTCCACCCCGCGCTCGTCCAGCATGCGGCGCAAAATCTTTGTACTCGACTCCATTACGCATACCTCCATTTGTATCCGTAAGCAGTTGGATGTTTTCCGCGACAACAAGCTCCGATTGATGCACGTTTACGCTCATCACCCATTGCCCGTGCAGCACTGACAATGGATTCGAAGCGTTCCTCATTACCAGAATCGTCAATTCTTATAACGGCATGAGTACGAGTCGGCTTTTGCTTATGGGGGCGCTTGTTGTTGGCTTGAATTTTCATGTCAACCCAACGGCAGTTGGACGGTTCATAGTTGCCGTCCACGTCTATGCGGTCAAGCGTGCATTTGCCAGTAGATGCGTTAGGGTCATACCCAGACGAAAGTGCCCAATCTCTGAATGCCTCAAAGCTCTCGCGCCATTCGTCGCACACGGAAATTCCACGACCACCGTAGTCGCTGTAGCGCGCCTTTGCTGGGTTGTAGCAGCGTTGCTTCATGCTTGACCAGACGTTGAATAGCCGCGTCCCAGTTCCACCATGGCGCTTGAGGTGCGAGCTGATAAGCTGACGCTTTTTGCATCCACAGCTATGCGTCTGGTCTGTTTGCAGGCAATACTCAGGGACGTATTTCAGGTTTCCACAATCACATCTACAAAGCCAGTAACGCTTGCGGCTGTTTGGCTTGGTGGTCACACAAAGAGTCACGAGTGCCCCAAAACGCTGTCCAGCCGCAATCTGCTTGATACGATTTGCACATCCACAACTTCTTGTCTCGCCCGACTTTAGGCGATAAGCGGGAACGGCTCTATATTCTCCGCAATCGCATCTGCATAGCCACGCTGTGTTCTTGCCGAGATTTGGCGCTCGTTCTATCACGGTGAGTTTGCCAAAGCGCTGTCCAGTGAGGTTATCAAGCTTCGTCATTTTGGCCGCTACTCCAAACGAAACGCCACCGGCAGAGAGGTAGCGGCTCTCACACCGATGGCGCATTCAGCAGTATATTTGATTGTCCGTCCAGCCGCTACCTGAACAGTCAAATTATACCACTTACCAGCGATTCTTGTACGCTTGGACATGCGGCGCAGCTCGTCGGTCGCGGTCATTGCTCACTCCTCCTCCCACAGGTCGCACGCACCGTCCTCGCCGCACCCGAGGATGCGGGCGGCGTCGTCCTCCCAGTACGCCACGTCGCGGTTCACCTCGCCCGCGTAGGCGAGCATGCCCAGCACGCGGAGGCACGCCTCGCAGTGGGCGCACGCACCCATCGCCTCGGCGGGAGTCGGCTCCCTGAACATGTCCTCCAGCTCCTCCTGCGTGGGCGGCGCGTAGCGCGGGACGCCATCGGCCAGCATCACTCGCCACCCCCCATCAGCGCCGCCCACGCGATCGCGCACGCCGCAACCAGCAGCAGCAGCGTCACGAGGCCGGTCACCACGCCCCAGCGGGCGCCGACGGCCAGCGCCGTCGCGCACACCATGGCGGCCGCGGCCACCACGATCATGCACCCGCGCGCCTGCTGGCGCGCATACTCGTCACTCATTCGCTTCCCCCCTGTCGTCCACGTCCCGGCTCGGCTCGACGCGCGCCCCGCGCTGGTGCCCATCGGCCAGCAGCGGGAAGCCCCACTGGTCCAGCAGCGGCGTGATGCCTCCCGCCCCGCTGCTGCGCCACGCGAGGTACTGCACGCCCGTCTCGGTGTCGGTCAGCACCTCCACGACGCTCGCGCCGTCGTGCTCGATGCGGCCCTGCCCCTCCGCGCCGCTGCACCCGGCAGCGAACGCGAGCGCCAGCAGCGCCAGCGTGGCGGCGGCAATGACGGCGGCGAGCCTGTCGATTGTGCGCCCAGTCATTGGCACCCACCTCCCTAGAACGGTATGTCCTCGTCGTACACCTCGGCCTGCGGCGCGGGCTGCGCGCTCGCGAGGCTCGGCTGGTAGACGCCCGGAGAGGCGACGTAGCCGCCCGCGGGCTGCTGAGCGGGCGCCTGCTGCCTGCGCTGGCCCCCGGTGTCGGACTGGCGGTTGCTGAACTCGATCTCGTCCACCACGACCTCCACCTTGCTGCGCTTGGTTCCGTCCTGCGCCTCCCAGCTGCTCCAGCGCAGCCTTCCCTCGACGGTGACCTTGGTGCCGCGCTGCAGGTACTGCGAGACGGCCCGGGCGCGGTTGCCGAACATGACGCAGTCGATGAAGTTCGGCACCTCCACCCACTCTCCCGTCTCGGGGTCCTTCCGCTCGTCGTTGACGGCCACGCCCAGCGCGAGCGCCGTCTGCTGCTGCCCGCGCCACTCGGGGTCGCGGGTGAGGTTGCCGCTGATTACCACACGGTTGATGTTCCTCATGTGTCCTCCTTAGAAGTCGATGTCGTCGGGCGCGAGGCCATCGTCCTCGGGCTCGCCCATCGGGGCGCCTGCCGCGCCGAGCATCCCCTCGTACGCCTGCCGCGCACCGTCCATGCCCCCGGCCTTGTACCGCTCCCACAGGCACCCCTTGGCCTCCGCCTCGACGTAGCCGAGGGCCACGAGGCGGGCGGTTGCGTCGCGCAGCCACGCGAGGTCCTCGTCCGTCGGCTTGGACGGTGCGGGCGACGGCGCTGGCTCGACCTGCACCTGCTGCGCGGGCTGCGGCTGCGCCTGCCCCATCTCCTCGGGCGCGTACATGCCTTGGAAGTCCTGCGGGAACGCGCCGCGCAGCGCGTGCATCTCGGCAACCTTCGTGATCATCGTGCCCGGCATCTTGGCCCAGTTGCTCTTGCCCGTGGAGTACTCCGCCATCGGGACCTCGCTGTAGTACGGCCTGCGCCCCTTGCGGTAGGCGCGCGCCCACCCTCCGAGCAGCGTCTCGCCCAGCGCCTTGTAGCACGCCTCTCCGGGCCTGTGCTCGACGTCGCCCTGCGCCGTGAGGACCACGACGCCCAGCTCGGTCCCCTCGTAGTCGGGGTTGGCGTCGGCTCGCTTCTGGATGGCGGAGCGGCTCGTGAGGATGCTCGCGGGCCCGCTGCCGTACTTGACGAGGTACGCCTCCTTGGTCCACGGGTTGAGGCGCTGCGTCGCGCACAGCGCGAGGAACTGCTGCACCTCCTGGTCGGTCGCGTTGGCGCAGAAGGTGCGCCTCACGTCGTCGGCGGTGACCTGGATCGCCTGCCCGCCGTCGTCGGTGAACTTGACTATCTCGTATGCCATGCTGGTCCCCTACTTGGTCGTGAGCTTGTACGTGCGCCCGTTGGTGGGCACCTTCACGCGGCGCGAGACGCCAGCGCGGTCGCAGAACTCCATGAACGCCTCGGCCTGCGCGGCGCTGCCATAGCCGCAGAACACGTACTCCGGCACGCGGCCCGGCTCTGGCGCGTTGGTCGCTATCGCGACCTGCTCGGCGATGCTCGGCGGCTTGGGCGCGTTGGGCGTCGTCTGCTCCCACAGCTCGGCGGCCTCAGCGCGGCTCACCACGGAGCCCGTGCGCACGGGCCGCGGCCCGGGCGCCGCCTCGGCCTCGCGCGCCTCGCGCTCCGCCACGATCCTCTCGTACTCCGCCTCGCGGCGGCGGCGCTCCTCGTCGAGGCGCCTCACGCGCTCGCGCTGCTCAGCGCGGGCCTGCGCGCCCGCTATCGCCTGCCCGAGGTCGAGCGTCGAGAAGTAGTCGGCCCTCGCGGCGTCGAGGTCCTCGGGCGCGACGGCCCCCTCGATGGTCTGCTCGCCCGCCGCGATGGCGTCCACCGCGCCGCGCAGGCCGGCCTTGGCCGCCTCGACGTTGGTGGAGCGGTTGAGCCACCCCTTGCCGCGCTCGCTGCCGTACCTGGCCACGAGGCGGTCGAGCGGAACCAGCGGCACGAGGTCGGGCGCGTACTCGTCGTAGGCGCCCTGCAGGGTGGCGCGCCTCTCGGCGCCCCATCGGGCCTCGTACTCGTCCAGCGCGGCGCGGTAGGCCGCGTCGAGGTCGGTGAGCGGCTCGAGCACGCCCTTGACGTCGGTGCGGAAGCGCTTGAGCGCGTCGTCCATGGCGCGCGTCATGGCCTTGCGCTCGGCGTCCAGCTCCGCGGCGTCCTTGCGGACCGACGCGCGGCTCGCCTTGGCGTCCCTGTACGCGCGCTCGCCCTCGATTGACTCCGGCACCTTGTACTGCGCGGCCAGCCCGGCCACGCGGTCGCGCGCCTCCGCCAGCCACTGCTCGGCCTTGCTGAGCGGGCTCAGCTCGCTCTCGATGACCTCCGCGGCCACGTCTATGGTCTCTCCCATGGTCACTCTCCCTCCGTGTGGAGCCGTATCCATACGCCGGGCCTCTCGCGGCTCGGCTCCCCCAGGGCGCACCGCAGCTCCACGTACTCCTGCGAGTCGTCGACGATGGCGCCGCACCCGCTCGCGTGGATCACGCGCTCCCTGCCCCCCTTGTTGATGTGTCCCGTGTGCTGGGGGCGGCACAGGGCGTCGAGGATGAACTTGGCGGCGCCGAACACGTTGTCCGGGTCGCGGTTGCGCCCCACCTCGACGAACGTGAGCGTTACGGTGGTGACGCCGTCGGGCGCCTCCCACCCCTGCTCGGCCATGGCCCGCGCCACCACGGCGGCGACGTGGGCCTCGTTCTCCTGCTTGCGGAGGTTGGCGCGGTACGCGTTGCCCCGCGCCTGCCTCACGAGCTCGTTCGTGCCGTCGAGGGGCTTGGGGTTGCCCCTCCTGTCGACGTTGTTCGATGGCACGAACGCCACGAGGTCGCGCGCCATCCTAGAGCCCCAGCGCGACGAGCGCGGCGGCGAGCGCCCACATGGACGCGTACCCGGCGGCGAGGGCCGCGGCGACGGCCCAGCCGTCCCGCAGCGCGTCGCGCCGCATCGCCGCGCGCGCCTCGCGCCGCATCGCCCGCGCCTCGGCGCGGAGCTCGTGTGTGTTGTCGGTCATTCTGGTATCCTCCTTCTAGTCGGGTGCGGGCGCATGCCCGCCCTCTGCCCGTTGGTCGCGTGGCGGGCTCGCCTGCCTACTGCCACGCGACCATCCTCGACTCCGTCCAGCGCGCGAACTCGCCGCGCCTGCAGCGCAGCCCGCGCTTGGCGCCGCTCGGCATGCGAGCGTCCAGCTCGCCGCGCCTCGCGGCGTCGTACGCCTTGTGGCAGTCGATGCCGTACTCCCTGCACAGCGCCTTGAGCGGCTCCCACGGCTCGGGCGCCTCCGCGCTGCTTGGCGTCGGCAGCGCGTCCTCGCGCATGTACCAGACGCCGTTGATGCACACCCTGTCGGGCATGGTCGTTCCCCCTTTCCTCTCTCGCCGGAGCGCCCCGCAGGGAGGCGCGCGTCAGCTCCGCCTCCTGCCACGCCGCTCTGTGGGGCACGGCGCAGGTCCTCGCGGCGGGCGGAGGTATCGGCCCGCCGCGGCCCAGCACTCGCTTGCACGCGGGCCGCCCTGAAAGGAGGGGGGCGGCATGAAGCGCGGCGGTATGGTCGCCGCGCCCGCGTGGCGCGCCGCCCTGCGCGGCGCTCCGGCCTTTCGTCCATCACCGGCACTCGTAGGCTGGCCAGCCCGCGTGGAACGCCTCGCGCTCCGCCGCGGAGAGGGCGTCGAGGCCCTCGTCGGCCAGCTTCCGCCTCACGCGGTCGTACTCCGCCCGTGGGGGCAGCGCGGCGGCGGGGCGCACCCGCGCCGCGCCCGCCGACGCGCGCGGCTCGCGTCCCATGGTGTCTAGCCGCTCAATGGTGGCCACCTCCGGAGAGGTTGCCCCGCCGCCGCTGTGCTGTGCCGGGGGCACAGCGGCGGCTGTCGTCATACTTATTGATTTATGATTAGTGATGTTCGAAGCGCCCTTGGCAGGGTGCTCCCCACCCACTTTTCGCGTTTCCGCAGGCAGATGGTGCTGCGAGGGGTCGAAAACCTGCAGCGTTTCTTGGTCCTGTTCTTCGGTGGGTTTCTGCTCAGGTTTTGAGCGGTTTCTTGCGCCGTTGATGGCGTTGCGGCGGTAGCTCTCCAGCGCCGGGCGCTGCAGGTCGTAGAACGCCCGCGCCTGCCGCGGCAGGTCGCCGTCGGCGGGCTCGGAGCCGTCGAAGAAGTGCGCCGCCATCGCGTAGAGCAGCTTGGCCGCCTGCGCCCTCGGGAGCGTCGACACCGCCTCCCACGTGTCGCGGTACAGGCGGTAGTACGTCGGGCCCTCGGCGCCGCTACTCGCGCTCATACCCCACGAGCCAGTCGAGCGACACCTGGTAGAAGCGGGCGAGCCTCGCCGCCGTGTCGAGGTTGGGCCTGCGCCTGCCGCGCTCGTAGTTGCATAGCGCGACGGTGTTTATCCCCACCGCCTCGGCGACCTCCCTCTGCGTGAGGTCGAGGCGCGCCCGCTGCATGCGCAGCCGCTCGGCCAGCGCCTTGCGGTCGATAGTCGGCATAACGCCTCCTCTCGGTCTGTGCCATTGTTGTCCGCAGGGCCTCGCACCCTGCCGTGGCGCTTTTCGCGGAGCGCCCTGCCGCATTCGGTTGTAAGGTACGCGCGGCTATCGCCGTGGTGGATGCTGTGTTGCCTCACCTATGCAGCTCTCTGCTCATAAGTCACAGCACCCGCCACGACGGGCGCGGCTTGGCCCCCGCGCCATGGGCGAGTCGCTACCCGACGAGCAGCGCGCGGAGGGCGTCGCTGTAGCCTCCCAGAAGGTCGCGGTCGAGCGTTGAGGGGTACCCGTACTCGTCGCTTCCTCCCTCGGCCTCCCAGCTGTACTCGTCGTCCTTGGCCGCGCGCAGCAGGCGCTCGTGCATGTCCCTCGTGGTCCTGAGCTTGAGGTCGTACCACTTGCCGAGCAGGATGCACACGGCGGTGTCGTCGTAGAGGGCCTGCGCCTTGCGCATGATGGGAACCGAGATCTCGGGCACCCACTGCTCGCACCAGCGGGCGAGGTGGTCGGCGAACAGGGCGAAGTCGTCATCCGTCTCGCACTGGGGACGGTCGAGGACGGGAAGTGTCGCGGTCAGGGGCTTGGTGCTCATGGTGGGGTTCCTTTCGGGTCGTGGTGTGTGCCGTTCGGATTTTCCGTCCGAACCATGTCCTATTATGCGGATGTATTATCCGATTGTCAATAGTAAATTGGATTTATCATCCGAAATAGTTTTGTGGGGGGATTGCCATGAGGTTCATGCTCAGGGACTTCCGCGAGGCAAGGGGCATCGAGGTCGGCGCGATGTGCGCCCGCCTCGGCGTCAAGGACTCGCGGTACCGCAAGTGGGAGTCGGGGGCGAACGCGATGCCGCTGGACTACGCCGTCGCCGCGTGCGGCATCCTCCGCTGCACGCTCGACGAGCTGGTGGGAATCGACGCGCCCGCGCTGGATCCGGACGAGTCGCGCCTAGTCGCGCTCTACCGCTCCACGGACGCCCGAGGCAAGGCCGCCATCATGCGCACCGCCGAGGGCGAGTCGGGGGTGGGTCGAGGTTCCGTCGATGGGCAGCTGCCGTTTGGCGTGACGGCATAGGGACTTTATTCCACAGAAGAATGTTTTCCCGAGACACAAAAAGACGCCCCCGCCGCGGCAACGGCGAGGGCGCTTGAGGGGAGGGAGGCCACCATGGGAAAGCGTACCAGAAGGCGCGACGCGTGGGCCTCAATCACTGAGGTCCGCGCGGGGGAGGTGTACAGGATCCGCTACTGGTCCAGCGGCCCCGACGGATACCGTCGGCGCTCCGAGACGGTGAGGGGCACGCGCCGCGACGCCGAGCGGCGCCGCGCCGAGCTGATGCTCGCCCACTCCGAGGACGCGCCGTGCCCCACGGTTGGCGAGGTGTGGCGGTCCTACGCCCTGCCAGACGCGGAGCGCCGCGTGGGGGACGGGGACCTCGCGCCCGACACGCTCGTGCAGTACCGCCGCTGGTGGGCGAGGCACGTGGAGCCGACGTGGGGCGCCACGCCCTGCGACCAGGTGCGCCCGCTCGCCGTCCAGCAGTGGCTCTACACGCTCACGCGCTCGCAGGCGCAGAACGCGACGCTCGTGCTCTCGAAGGCGATGGACTACGCCGTGCGCTACGGATGGGCGGCGACGAACCCCATGCGGGAGCGCTACGTCATGCCGGGCCGCTCCACGGTGGCGGAGCGCGACAAGGGGACGTGGACGCTCGACGGGCTGAGCGCGCTGTGGGCGCGGCTGTGGGGGTCGTGGATGGAGCCCGCGTTCCTGCTCTCCGCGTTCGGCAGCGCGCGCGTGGGCGAGTCGCTCGGCGTGATGGCGGGCGAGGTGGAGCGCCGCGACGTGGGCGGCGTGCCCGTCGCGCTCGTCCCCATACGGCGGCAGGTGGCCCACCACGGCGCGCGGGTGGACGAGCGCACCAAGACGGCTGAGAGCGCGCGGTGGCTCGTGCTCGTCGGGCGCGCGGCGTCGCGCCTCTGCGACCTCGCCGAGGCCACGCCACAGGACTGGCCGCTCACCAGCGACGGCATGGGCGGCGTCGTGAGCCAGAACCGCTACACCGACGGCTGGAGGCGCATGGGCATCGAGCACCCGTACCGCAACCTTCGGAACAGCTGGCAGACGTGGATGCGCTGGGAGCTGGGCGTCGCGCCGCACCACATCGAGGTCCTCATGGGCCACAGGGTGAGGGGCACCACGGGCCAGCACTACGACCGCCCGCAGGCCGAGCAGCTCGCCGCCGTGGTGGCGGACGCCTACCGCGCGAGGCCGTACGACGCGGCGTGGGAGCTGGGCGACAGGGACGAATAGGGACGCAAACGGATTATGCACACCCATCTACCTGCGGTTTTGCGGAATCGGGCTTATAGGCCCGCTTCGTTTTGCACTTGCGCTGGCGTGCGCCACGTGCGTCTACCTGCGGTTATTCGTGCGGTAGGTGCGTGGCGTGCGCCCAGATGCGCGGGTTAGGGACGCGCTAGGGACGCGAAAAAGCCCCCCGCCCGCTATGGGCGAGGGGCTTACTCGTACCTTGCTCTTACCTACTCGCACCTGCGTCCCCTGCGCGGCCAGAACAGGTCGCTCACGTAGAGGCACCTCGGGCACTGCAGCTCGTACCACGTGCCGCCCGCCACGGTGCGCTCACGCCCGTCGTGGACGGCCATGCCGCCGCCGCAGCGCGGGCACCTCGGCACCTTGCGCACCCTCATGGCAGCAGCCCCGCCACGAGGCGCGCCACGTCGAGCACGGCGCGGAATATGCCGTAGCACGCGAGCAGCAGCATCGCGAGCATGGCCGCGTCGGCCTCGCGCTCGCTCACGTGTCGGCGTCGGCGGCTCATGCGACCACCTCCGCCAGCTCGGTCGTGCCCAGGGCGACGTAGCGGCGGCGCCCGCTCGAGGCGCCGACGTAGGTGCCCCACGTGTAGCCGTTGGCGAGCACGATCCCGTCGAGGGCCACCTCGTCGCCGCTGCCGTAGCGGGCCACCACGCGGCCCTGCAGCGTCGAGGGGGCGTCGCGGACGTTGACCCCCGCGGGGAAGGTCACGGTCACGTCGGCGGGCACCATGAGCGCGTCGCTGCCGCCCGTCGGCTCGCCGTCCCACGTGATGGTGACGGCCTCGATGCTGCCGTCGCCCTTGCGGTTGGGCTGCGAGTAGCCGTGCGCGTCGTGGTCGATGAGGTGGTCCATCACCTTGGCCGCCGCGACGGCGGCGGGGATGCCGCCCACGGTCACGTCGCCCTCGTAGCGCAGGAGCATCTCCCACGAGGACGCGCGGTACGGCGAGCGGTCCACCTCGCCGCCCGTCTGGTCGCCCTGCGAGGGGCCGGTGATGCCGCCGCGCTCGTCGATGCGTGCGCCACCCTGCATGCCGCCCCCTAGGTACATCTCGGTGTGGCCCTCGCGCCACAGGACGTCGCCCATGCGCGGGTCGTCGAGCGAGCGCATGCGGAAGCCGTGGGACGTGAGCAGCTGGACCTCGTTGCCGGTCCACATGTACGAGCCGTAGGGCAGCACGCCCACGGCCCTGTAGCACATGCGCACGGCCTCGCTGCAGTCGTAGTCCCCGCCGTGGATGTGGACGGTGGCGGTCGGCATCCTACTCACCCCCCTTCCGCTGCACGAAGCTCGTGAGCCACCCCACGAGGCCCTCGGCCTCGGGGTCGTACTGCTTGATGAGCTCGAGCACGCTGCCCGTCTCCATGATGCCGACGTAGACGCACGTGGCCATGAGCACGGGCTGGATGCCCAGCTCGAGGCCGCCCGTGAGCGCGCCGTCGAGGATGGCGGCGAGGGCGATGGCGCTGAGCTCCATGAACTTGTGCAGAAGCCCGGCCCGCATCCTCTCGCTGCAGAACGTGCGCGTGACGACGGCGCCGGTGATGCCCACGACGAGGTCGAGGGCGACGAGCAGGAGCACCGCCGCGACGGCGGTCTGGGCCGTCTCGTCGAGCAGCGGCTCGACGAACGGCTCGATGTACTGGGGCATGGTGTCTCCCTAGAGTGTCGTGAGTATGAGCGCCACCTCGACGGCGGCGACGATTGCGGCCACGATGGCCGCGATGCGCACCTGCGCGGCGAGCCCGCGCTCGTGCGGTGACGGGTACGGCATGCTACTCGCCGCGCCTGTAGTAGCGGCTCTCGATTAACGTGCCGGTGCTGGTCATGAGCGCCGCGGCATGGCACGGCAGGTCGCTGAGTGCCGCAGCGGCAAGCACGCTGAAATACTTGCTCTCTGCTTCCGCGCGGCTTGCGTGCTGCGTGACGATGTTCGCCACCCTGCCGTCCTCCATGGTCTGTAGCTCGATTACGATGTGGGCTTCCATCTTTGCCCCCTTAGAATTAGCTGACTACGTACGTGCATGACAGCGTGATCTGCAGCGACGTGCTGAGCGAGGTCGTGGATGCGTTGCGGATGGCGATGCTGCCGCCCGAGCCGATGGCCGCCCAGACGTTGCCATAGTTGCCAGACGTGCCGATTGCGCACGGCACGCGCTGGAGGAATGCTGGCCGATATCCAACGGGGATGGTGGCAATGCTGCCAGACGTGGTGTTCGTGCCAAGCGCGCTCTTCAGCTTCACGTTGACGACGAACACGTTTATTACCTTTCCCGAGCGGTAGGCCCTCGCGTCGTTCCACTCGCTGGCGGCGGTGCCCATGGTGAGCGACACGTGCGAGGAAGATAGCATGTCGCGCACGTAGTCTGCCGCGTATCGCGTGCCGTCCACGGTAAGGCCGTCAACCACGCTCAGCTCGGGGTACGTGCCACCTAGTGCGTCGGCAACAGCGCTCATCTCGAACGTGCTAACGGTCGCGCTGGTGCCTGTGCCGTAGGTGAGCCTGAGCCTGTCGGCTATCGCGTAGGCCATGCGCCGAAGTCCGCCCGTGCTGTTTGTGAGCACGTTAACGCCGATTGCTGCGTTGTAGTCGGCGTTCGACACCTTGGCATTCAGCGCCGCGTTGCTTTCCTCGCTCCAATTCGTGCCGTCGTTGTAGACCTCCTGATAAACGTCGGCGTTGCCAGAAGCGTAGTGCTCAGCTTCCGAGCCAGTCAGCAGCTCGTCGGTCGTTGTGCTCGATAGCATCAGGTCGTGGTAGACCTGCATGTCCTGCTGGGTGTCGATGTAGTGGCGCGCCGTCAGGTCAGACGTGCTGGAATCGTCGTTGAAGAACTGCACGCCCGCGCTGCTCTCGCCGCTGCTTGCGAAGCGGCCACCGATGCGCACGAGGTTGGCGGTGAACTGCGCAAGGATGTTGGCGGCTGCGTTGCCGTTGCCGTCGTAGATGGCAATGCCGTTGGTGAGTACCGAAAGCAGGTTGTTTTCAGCGTCGCGGAACAGCATGCCCAAGGCGTTCCACAACGCATTCGGTCCCCTGTGGTACGTTGTGGTGCTTGTTTGGTCGTTCCACTCGTCCTGCGTGACTTGGGTAACGTGGGCACCGTTGGAATCGTACCAGAAGTGCTGCCCCACGGCGTCGGCCACGGCCTGCGCGGCCTCCGCCGCCGCCTCCGCAGCCGTCGCGGCGCCCCACGTCTCGTCGACGCTGCCCGCGCGGGTGCAGTCGACGGGCGTGCCGTCCAGCAGGGTCACGAGCACCTCGGACCCCTCGGTGACGCCTCCGATGGTCGGCACCTCCATCTCCGCCGTCTCGCCGCCCGCCTCGGTCTCGAGCACGACGGTCACTGTGCCGTCGGCGCTGTCGCCGGTGGCCGTGCCGCGCACCTGCGACGTGGCCGGGACGCCCGCCGTGGCCTCGCGCACCACGTCGGCGGCGCGCGGGAACAGCCTGCGGGCGAGGTCGAAGTCGCTTATCACGTCCATCCCCCCTTGAGGTCGAGGTCCCACGTCCACGAGCCGAGGCCGAGCGTCGCGCCGCTCACCATCCACCGCGCGGTGGTGCCGTCGCGGCGCGTGAGGCGCTCGATGGCGCCCTCGCGCAGCGGGCGGTACGTGAGCCCGTGCTGGATCGCGGGCAGCTCGCCCTGCTCCTCGTCCAGCAGCCGCTGGGCCTTGGCCCGCGCCGCCGAGACGCCGAACGGCGTGAGGTCGGTCACGCTCTCGAAGCGGTCGACGCGGTAGCCCCTCGCGCCCGCCGACGCGGCGGACCCGGACGGGACCGACGCGATGCCGGTCACGGTCCGGCTGCCGTTGTCGCCGCGCACGATGACGCGCGCCGCCGAGGACAGCCCGCCGGTGTCGCCCTTGACGGGGCCGATGACTGTGCCGCGCGGGTCGCGCTCGTCGGCGGCATAGTCCACGCCGCGCGAGGCGGGCGCCACGTAGCGGTCGAGCGTGAGGCGCCCGAGGGCGTCCACGCCGATGCGGTTGCCGCTCGCGTCGGCTATGTCGTAGAGGATGGAGAGCCACGTGCGGCCCGCCTCGTAGACTCGGTTGGTGCCGAACACGTACTCCACGGCGCCGGGCTGGATGGCGTATGGGCGCCCCAGCGTGCGCGCGATGGACGCGACGAGCCCGAGCGCCTTGGCGCCCCTCGCGATGGAGTAGCCCGTCTCCGCCACCGCCGCCTCGAACGCGTGGAGCGTGCCGGAGAGCGTCCACGTCACGGCGAGGGCGTCGCCCTCCCCCTCCCACGGCGCGGCGGTCACGAGGCCTGTGAAGAGGCTCTCCTCGAGCAGCGGCCCGTGGTAGTCGCCCACGGTGTGGACGATGCGGATGGCGGCGGAGCCGTCCCATCCGTGGTCGCCCACGGTGGTCAGCTCCGCGCCCATGCGCGTGTCGCCGTAGTAGTTGAGGTTGAGCTTGCCGCCGGTGACGCCCCGCAGCTCGCCCCTCACGGCTGAGAGGTCGCCGGGGTCCACCATGAGCGCCCTCATGCCGTGGCGGAGGTCGCCCCGGCTCCAGTCCACGTCGGCCATTGCTACCAGACCTCCCCCTTGAACGTGAGCGAGACCTTGGCGGCGTCGCGTGCGACGTGCGAGACGGCGCCGCCGGTCACGACGGCCTGCCTCCAGTCGCCGTCGGGGCTGCGGTAGTGGACGTGGCCCGCGTGGAGCGCCCAGTCGTGGTCGGCCACGCCGTCGGCGTAGCCGTCGCCGTAGACGACGCCCTCCAGCGTCCAGCCCACCTCCGTGGCGTCGCCGGTCACGTAGACGGGCCGCTCGCGGCCCATGACCTCGGACTCGTCGACGGCGCGCGAGAACGTCGGGTCCGCCTTGGGCGGCGCGCCCTCGTCCACGTGCAGCACGAGGCTCCGCGTGAGGTCCTGCGCGTCCACGTGCCAGCCGTCGTCCGCGACGGCGGGGAACGTGGCGAGCGTTGACGCCCACGTGGCGCCGTCCGCCACGGTGGCGTAGACCCTCCACGGGCGGTTGAGCGGCGGCGCGACGGCCCACGCCCGCGTGCCCGCGCCGACGTCGGCGCGCGCGTCTGCCAGCGGGACGAACCGCGTGCCGTGGCCCTCCTCGACGACGAGCCACGCGCTGGCGCGGCTGTCGCTCGCAAGCACGTCGACCAGCGTGTGGTCGTCGGCGTGCGGCGTCGCCACGAGCGCGAGCGTCGTGCCGTGGCCGGTCTCGTAGCTCACGGTCACGGTTGTGGTGCGGCCCACGGTGAGGCCGTCGGGCGTGCGCATGGTCATGGTGACGGTGACGCGGTCGCCGTCGGATGGCATGGCCTCCACCTCGCGCTGCGGGACGGTCGCGCTGCCCGACGCGTCGCCGGTGACGGCGTAGGTGCCCCACGCGTCGCACGCCAGCGTGATGGCGTTGCCGTCCTGCGGCGCGTCGGACGCCCACGAGACCACGAGGCCGTCCGGCCCCAGGAGGACGCCGAGGGCGGTTATCGTGACCGGGCGCACGATGGTCGTGGTGTAGGTGTAGGTCGGCCCGTGCGCGGGGACCCTGTTGGCGCCCCACTGCGCGCGCCACGGCCTCACCCTCACCTGCACGTCAGTCCTGTTGCAGCCGGCGGAGTTGTCGAACGCGACGCCGGTCGGTGACCACATCAGGCCGCCGGACTCGGTGGGCGCGCAGTTGCTCGCGCCCGGCGCGCCGAAGCCGCCCCACGCGGTCGAGCCGTCGGCGATGCTCTGCCAGTCGGACCACGCGCCCATCCAGTCGGCGCCCGCCTCGCGCGTGCGCGTGCGGTAGGCGACCTGCCAGAGCGGCTCGGAGCCGCGCCACGCGGGGGACCACGGGCCGGCACCGACGGGGGCCACCGGGCCGGAGGGGGGGGCGGGGACGGGGG